ATATCAAAAAATTTCCCCAGTATATTCAGAGACCCTAGGGGATCAACTATCTTATGTACTACTATGTCTGAAAGAATCACTGAGGATACTCGGAGACAATACAACTACGAGGTTGCAGAGGACTGGAAGGAATGGGTAGGTATTCCCTGGCCTGAGTCCCATAAGGACAGAGGGTTGGGAGGATGCTACCAGATCGTCCGAGACTTTTACAAGACGTATTATGGGAGGGATTTGTATGATTACCCATCTCAGAAAAAGTATCTGTTTAAGTCGGAGTATATCGAAGAAGAGTCTCAGAGGCAAGGAGGGTTCGATACAATCTATCAGGGAGGCATCTATGATGAGACACCATTAGATGACTTAGAGATAGGGGACGTAATGATCATGAGACTGTTCTACGATCGCCTACAAGGGGGTTATTCGTGGAAGGAGGGTAGAACATGCAATCACTGTGGTATATACCTCGGAGATGGATTCATGTTACACCACCCTGCATATGAAACCAGTCGTATTGCAGACCTAGTAGTATTACAGTATTGGGCAGATAATACAGAGGTAGTGTTTAGGTTAAAGGATCGAACATTATTGAAACCCTATATAAAATTAAAAGAGTAGGAGAAGTCTTATGAGTAAACGGTTTGTAGTACCAGTAGAAGTCGATGAGAATGACGAGTGTTATATTACATTTCCTGAGGAGGTAATGGAGGATCTGGGGTGGTATCCAGGGATGATGGTGGAGTGGTGTGAGGATATTGATGGGAGTGTCATTTTAAAAAAATCCGAAGAGCAATCTTAATTAATCATGGAAGAACAACAAGAGTTTCTAGATGTATACCGCGAGCATATGGAGATGATCGCGAAAGGTATGGAAAATCTAAGTGCTCGTTTAAATAATGTGGAGAAGGCATTAGGACATATGCCAACACCTGGTGCGGATATGATTAAGTATAAACCCGAAGGGTATGAGGATTACTTAAATATGAGGGAGATCTATGATGATCTATATGTACGCCTAAATATGTTGGAAGACAGAATCAAAGTCATTGAACCCTAATGTCCATTTTTATCCAGGAGACTGCTAGATCCTTTCCCAATATTGATGAGGGTGGGCAATACCAGAAAACCTGGCAAAGACCTGACAGTGGTAATTATGAATCACATGCTAATCACTCTGGTCCTGGTACAAACTATCGTATTACATTTAATGATGATGGACCTGGTACAACTGTATTTGGTGATGATAGGGTATATTATATTGGGGATAATGATGAGCAATGTTTTGGTGCATCAGGTACACCATTAGAGGAGTGTGACTATAATCGTCAACCTATCTTCCGTTGGTATCGTAGTGGTGGTAATAATGATCATAAGTATACACCAAGGGGAGCATTGCGTTGGCCTACGGACTTCACTGGTGAGCAGGTAGGGCAAGGTGATGGTGGTGATAAGGTTGCTCGTGCATATAACCGCGAACCACGTAATGGCGAACCTGTGTTCTTTTTATCGAGAGCAGAAAAACCAGGTAAGACAACAGCAGTACATATCTGGTATGAGAATAGTAAGAACGATACACAGTTAGTAGCAAACAATAACACCTATACACCAGGAGCAGGTGGTGGACCTGGTGGTGGTTATGTTTATATTGAAGTCTTAGGGTATGTGTATAACAGTCAGGCAGATGCTGCGGTGTATGCAGACACTGGGGAAACACCTGTACCGTTGTATGAATATTATAGATCAAGTAGTACATCAAAGAAGGATCACTTCTATACTGCCAATCCACCAGCAGAAGTAAATTTAGAGCGTGTTTCTGGCGTACCTGATTGTGGATCTCCGCGTGATGAGGATTATAGTTATGTTGGTATTGTAGGGTGGTGTTTTGCGAAGGATACTACAACAGGCAATCGTAAGGTATATGCAGATGTAGGATTGATTGGACCGATTGGTTATAGTACACCTGTTGATTATGCAACTCGTTCAGGTTGGTATGAATGGGAAGGACCTGATCTAGGTGGTCATCCTGGTGTTGGTGGTAGTGCTGCTATCTACACTCATGAGAATTATGAATATCAGTTTGATGCTGATGCAGGGTATCTAAGGACATATGATGTCAATGGTCAAATGGTTGCCAATGGTGGTGGTGTCTTTAATTATAGTTATTTCAGAAGTAATCGTCTTAGCGGATCATATTCTACGAATAGGCATCCTGCTGTTGGGTGGGGAGATCCGTCAATTTGTCCGATTGATAATCGTGATGCAATGTTTGAATGGGTGTATGGTAAGAATGGTGCAGTCAAAGCATCAGTACCTAAGTACCTAGAATTCCATGCAGCGTTTGACTCACAGTTCTTTTACTATGTGTACAATACAACGTATCCTTGGAATGGACCGATCTTCTCTGCTCAGTATAGTATCAGTGATCGTAACCAATGTCCTAACAAGAATGTGCCAGGCCCACAGTATGAGTCTGATGATAAGTGTGTATGTGATGAAGCATTAGTTACGAAAGAATATCATTCACACTTCTATGAGATTCGTCCTGACTCATGGAGAACTACTAATACTACATTGTCTTTAACAGACTTTGTACATGATGGTATGAACGAATGTTTCAAGGTATGTGATACTGAAAGTCATACACTCTTGTTTAGATACATTGATGGTGGTGTTGATAGATTTGCAGAAGGTGATACCATCAATGGATGGGAGGTTGGTGAACATGCTTACTTTGGTAACAAACTTCGTTGTGGTTATATGGAGTTGGTTGGTGATGGTGATGCATTTACTGAGGGACAGATCTTTACACCTAATGGAAGAGACCCTGCCAACATCGAAGTGATTGCTGGATATGGGGTTGGAGACCGTGCAGCATTCTTTGGTGTGTATGAGTTTCCCAAAAAACTAAGTTACTACAAAGTAGAGATTGATCGCGATTCCTTGATTCATAGTAAGACCTTAGATCAAGCAGAATTATCTGCACAGGTGAGTAAGGACGGGCGCGTAACATCTATAATTATCGATAATGCAGGGTTTGGTTATAAGAATCCATCTGTTGTAATTCAGGATCCTCTGGTCTTGAATGAGTATGGTGCAATGGACTTAACTAGGGAAGTAAATCAACAATTTGAATTTGAAAATACTAAATTTAGAATACCAGAAGATAATATTGAAAACTATGATGGTGAAGACTATGATTATAATTTAAAACGTATCAGTAAGAAAACTGTAAATGGTATCAATCGCGATAGTACGAAGAGAATGCAAAAGAGGGAGAATGACTATCCCTATGCATCTAACTCTGATATTAAGATTGAAGGTATGGATGAGGATGAGAGACAAACTACCGTGCAATCTATATCAATTCGTGATAAGCAGTTGAAGACAACTAGTAGTGAGGATCGTAGGCGTCGGTTGATGAAACCTGCTAAGATTGAAATTAGTAGACTTGATGCCAATGGATCTATTCAAGAGATTACGATCTTAGATCGTGGTTCAGGTTATGATCCTGATCCAGACAATCCTCCTAGGATCTTTGTTGCAGAGGTTGAGGACGAAGAATATAAGATGAGAGGTCCCAATACTAAGAAGGGGCAGAAAGCATACAAGGAAACTGTTGCACCTGAGAATAAAGCTGAGACAATACGAGGATCGGATATCAATCCTGAGACTGGTCGCTTCCGTTCAAGTAAAGTAAAATCTAAATCACTGAAAGAAGCAATTGCAGAGAAGAGTGATTTGAAATCTGATCAACTTGCAGTTCTGGATGATGGTACGTTGAAGAGTATGCAAACTATGATGAATGGTTTCAATGCTACGTATCCAACTGGTTATATTAAAATTGGTGAAGTTGATGAAGTAGAAAAGACTGCACTATGTCAAGGTATCCCTAAGGAATGTGTTAAGATCACTGTACCTAGGTTAGCGAATGCTGCATTACCCAATCGATCAGACTTAAAGAATTTAATTAAAAGTAGCACAGCATTTGCTAACATGTATCAGACTACTTACTCTGATGCACAGACAGCAGCGAAGGCAGCAGATGGGGAGATGGATAAACTTAGTGACTTCTATGGGTGGAACAATGGTCAGGAATGTATCATGATTCCACAACCAAAGTTTTACAATGTAACTAGGTTTAAGGATCTACCTTGCCCATATCTTGATGAAGAAACTGGTAAAGCATTTGGTTTCATTGTTTATAAGTATTGTGCATCCAAAGGAGACAATGGTAGTTTCAAGGTAAGTCTAGCTTGTCGTGGTAAAACCATTGGACCAGATGGTGAAAACTTTATGGCATACATGCATAGTCTTCCACAACCACAAGTAACTAAGGCACGTCCTGTAACTAGTGGTGGAGTAGATAATAAGAATTGCTGGAAGTGTACTCGTAACATTAGTGGAGGGATGACGGGACAAGGAGCAAACGCTCCTACTGGTTCTGTGGAGGGTAGATGCTACTGGGATCCTTCTGGTGGTAATGATGTGGTATTCGTTCCTATTGGTTTAGATGAGAATACATATGACTGGCAACATGCTGACTACTCCGAACTAACACAGTTATCTGTGTGGTTGGGACTGAACATTGAATCATATCGAACTCGATCATTAACATACTCTACTCCTGATACAACTGAAACAACGACAACGACAACGACAAATCCAGATGGTTCAACATCGTCAACCACCTCCACGAATACAGTTGCTACTGGTCAGACTAACAATAGTAATGTGTACTATACTGCATCCATCAAACGACTGCAAAATGGTATGCCAGCAGAAGAGTGCTGGGACACCTATGTAAGGCGTTCTAGCGGCAACGGGAACCCTAATGGTGTCTTAGATGTCTATGGTTCCTATTACCCTCTGGGATCAGGTAATAATCAAACACAAGGAAAAACACCTGGTCAAACTTTCTGGGAACAGAGGGGTGATGGAACGGCAGGAATCTATCAAGGGTTCGGTGCTAGTTTTCTTGGTGCTGCGTGCATTTATGGTCTCACTTATTTGTATTTGCTTCTATTTGGTAGTGGTAATTCTAGTTCACCAGCATCAAATGAGTTTGCACTAGAATATGTAAATGACTTATCAATTTCTATCGACCCATATAAAATGTCTCAACTTGGTATGGAGATGGGACCATACTCAGGTACTATGACTATTAAGAATTGGAGTGCAGGATCAACTATTACATTTGGACAAACTGCTAGAAATATGGGTAATCCATTCTTCGACGAATGTGGAGGAGGTATCTTTAATGAAAGGAATGAAGTTGTACAACCAAATCCACCAGCAGCACTCAGGAAAATACATTTATCATCTCATGATCCTGCTGATAAAGAGTTACTTAAACTTAAATATAGTTCTCTCAAAGATGTTGAGTTTGAAGACGATACCTGGAAAGACTTTGTTGATACCGATTACAGTTTTGAAGATGACTTAAATACAAAGATATCAGACTTCTCTACTGACACAGACAATTTATTTAACGGTTAATCATGGCATTCGGACTACTACTACCAGTTGCACCTATCACAGGACTACCTGACTCAGGACATGGCATCTGTATACCCCCCACAGTCCACTCTGTGCAACCCTGTAAGACACCTCCCATCCCTTACAGTATCGTTATTAAGGAATGGACGTGTTGGTGGCCCCCTACTCCTCTGATCCCTATCAATCCACTGAGTGCTATCAAGGCAACTGTACTCATCAATGGTCTCCCTTGTATGACTTTTGGTGATACGTTCACACCACATATCTCAACTTGCACAAATATTATCATTTATCTGTGTCCATGTAGCAAAGGATTGTGTCCTGTACCTACTCCTATCCCATGTTCAAACTTAACGATTGAAGATAACGCTGGAATTGGTCATGTTCGATTCGCTTTCACATCAACACTGACTGTGTTTGCTACAAAACTACCAGTTGCTCGTGTTTTGGATCCACTTGGTGTGGGAACACCTGGATGGATGGGGTGGTCATATCCATGTAATAGTGTGGTTGCATATGGATCACCAAATGTGCTATCATCTTAGGGCACCCAAAGGATAACTATGGCAAAGAGAGCAACAACAGGATTGGCTGGTGGCAACTTCATCCAAGCACAACCCAAGAGAACCCGTCAGGGTTGTTCACAAAACACTAAACTTAGCGCAACATCACGAAATGGTAAGCAAAAGAGGTACAGAGGTCAAGGAAGATAAGGTAGTTACCACTCCTGAACTTGTTGAGGAATCAAATCGGAGTCTTTTTAGTGCTACTATGAACTTACCTAATGCTGCAAAGCACTGTGGTATGACAGAAAGAGAGATGAAAATGACTTTTAGGGAATATATGAAATATAATCCCCTGGTTGAACCTATAAATAAACAAGAACACTGATATAAATCAGAAAATTGGCACGTTATCGGTTCCGATCTGAACAATTCCTGTCCCGAGGGTACAAAGATTTCTCTGTATCCTTTAATATGAATCCGAATACGGAAGATTTCGGGGCAGTTACTAATGAAAATGCTATCAAGCAGTCAGTTCGGAATCTTATCATGACACAATTTGGAGAGAGACCCTTTCAAATGGATATTGGGTCCCGCGTTACAGGTCTTTTGTTTGAACCGTTCGACGTTTTCTCAGCAGAAGACATGAAAGACGAAATTAGAAATACCATTGAACGACTAGAACCTCGTGTGACAGTCGAATCATTGGATGTGATTCTCTCAGAAAGTGAAGATGCTCTTGATGTGAGCATTGAGTATCGTATCGTTGGTGAAGAACTTGTTCAAACTATCGAATTTCTATTAGAACGCACCTAAAATGGCAGCACTACCATCAGAATTAACGTCACTAGACTTCTTTGAGATCAAAGAATCTATCAGATCTTACCTGAGAACAAGAAAAG